CCCGCACTAAAATTGAGTCTAACTGTTACTTTATATATTCCATATGGTGCTAATCTGGCTTTTAAATCATTATCATCTGATAAAGTAGTATTGGATATTCTTAATTCATCACTAGCCTTTTGTATATACTGATAAGCACTATTATTTTTAATTGACATATCTGGTAAATTTATATTATCTGGTCTTCTATTAGTTACAACAAAATCTTGTATAGAACTTAATTGAGTTGTACTATAAGCACCAATACCAACTTCACCCTCTGTTGTATCTGTAAATGATAAAGCATCACCAGATACCTCTATTGTTTCATTAGTACCAGATTCATCTTCTAATATCATTCTAACAGTACTACCGCCTATTTTTTCAATATTTACCTTAAGTGTAGAACCTAATAATAAAGCATCACTAGCATAAGCAGTATAATAATATGACAATGAACCACCATACATTACACTAACGTTTACATCTGCATCATCTATATGAAATAATAAATAATTATCATCATCAACATACCACATTATACCCTGTGAATCTGACGTATTTCTTGCTATTACTCTAAAAGACGCCGAAAAACTAGAGCATACTAATCCTGTACCAATAAAATCTGGGCTATCTGTAGCAATACCATCTAACATACAACTAAGTAAACATATTTCTTCAAATTGTGCATCTTTATATATTAAAAATTGAGAACTTGGAGTCATTAAGTTAACATCCCAATTATCCGCATAATCATTACCAACAAAAGGATTCATTAATGTTGCTGTTGATTGATCTGCTCTAACCATTGCACAATGATTAAATATAACATATTCATTCTGTGCATTTGCAGCAAATAAACCTCTATATGCAACGTAATCTATAGCAGACCATCCAGAAGGTGACCCAGTTGTACTCATTGAACTTTTAGCAACGGTTAATATATTCCATCCATTTACTAATCCAGTAGTCCAATTATAGTAATAATAGTTACTAGTGTCCTCTCCTAATCTAACAGTAATCCTTGTTATATAAGTTGTATCTGATATATAACAAAGTAAACATATTAATTGATCTGTATTAGCTGAATCTAAAGAATCAAAATTATTTAAATTTTGCTGTGTATGTGCATCTGTAAATATAGCTAATTCTTCTGCATCATTAGTCGGTTGTAGCATTTTAACAGCTCTACCATGTATTAATGATTCACTATGATTTGCTTCACTTATAGTTGGTCCATTTGTACCAAACCAATCAGTATAAGTTAAGAATCTATTTATAGTTCTTTGAGAACAATTAAAAAACATTTTTTTATAAAAATCCCAAGAAAAACTTAAACTACGTGCCAACTCTGTGTCTGCTATTTTCAATGTTGATTCTATAGCATTTAAATTAGCTGCGTTAATTGCTGGCGTTGTAGAATTAACAAAAGTTAATTCTGTAAAATTACCATGTACTGCCATTAATTACACCTCCTTATTTTTTATTTTTAACTGGTTCTTTTGTGTGACCTTTTGGTTTTTTTGGTTCTTTTGGTTCTGGTTTAGGTAATTGTGGTTCTTTTGGTTCTTTTGGTTTATCATTTTTACCTTTAGATTGATCTATATTTTTAGCTGGATTTGGTAATGGTCTTACATGTTTTTTAGCTTTTCGCTTACCATTTATAACTACTTGTACATTACTAGTCATAACTGCTGTATAACTTATTACATTCTTTTTAAATCTCTTTTCTCCTTTACTTATATTACCGTCTTCATCTGTTATATCTATTATTTCAGTATATTCTTTTTCACCTTCCCACTCTTTAATCTCATATACTGTTATCATTTTCTTTTCATCTTTTACAATATTTAATAATTCCATACTAAAACTAGCATATGAATTTAATTTAAATTGATCGGTAATACCACCCTCTGGAATCTCATAATCTCTATTAAAATTTAACATATAACCCTCCTTAACTAAATGTGTCTACTCTTTGTATTAACAATTCTTCATTAGAAGCTTTTGTATCACTATATAATACTCTAGCTAATAATTCACCTGTGTCTAAACCTGTACCACCATCATAATCATATGAATAAAGTCCACCAAATATACCTAATTCCTCAATTGTTCCTGTGAACTCAGTAGCAGTAATATAGAATTCTGTGGTTAATTCTCCTATACCTGTTTCTGTCATTGACACAAATGGTACTCTATAAACTTCATTTCCTAACGCTGTATCACTTCCTGTTGGTGCTGTATTGTCATCACCTATACCAAGATGCATTATTCTAGCATCATTAGAAGCATTTATACCCTGTAAATATTTCATATCGTAATTAAATGTATCATCCATAATTAAATTATGTTTATCTAATCTTAATTCTTTTTCACCTGTATCTACATTAAACTTCCATACTCTCATTATTCCTCTGTGTCCATGAGCTTCTTTGATTATTTGATTAACTCTTTTTGGCTTAACTCTATGTATTTTTTTATTTGGTCTATAAATTCTATACAATTAAAAAACACCTCCTTAATCATTAACTGTTGAATCACTTACATATGTATTTGGATATAATGTATCTTCTGGATATAATGTTGTTTCAGGTACTAATGGCGAATATACTGTTATATTATATTCACCGTCATGATCTGTTGGCTCATCCCAATCATAAATTCTTATAACTATTTCTTGATCGTTTAATTCAATAACCTCTGGTGCGAATAAGTTTTTAAAGAATTCTTCCCATCCACCTAAAGCAACACCATCTAATACTTTGTAAGTATAATTTATTGCGTTTACACCTCTTGGACTCCATTGACAACTTTCGGCTAAAAAGTTTCCAGATATATTTAATAATGAATCTGTTATAGGTATCTGTTCACCTACATTATATATTTTACTTTGAATTGTAAAACTTATTTGATCGGCATCATTAGCGTATTTATCTAATAAAGTAGTAACATAATTCTTAGCATCAATTGAGTTCTCAAGATGTTTATTGTAAATATAATGTTCTACTGCTCCATGCTCTGTTACTTCTGCTGTATCTTTTGATACAACTAATAATGGAATAAGTCCATAATAACTAATTCTTATTTCATCATCTGTAGGGTTAGCATCAGTTAAAACAGTTCCATCTTCATCTTGTGAAACTTGTGTATCATTGTATGACCAATAGAAATCTTTATCAGTTTGTAAACCTCTAACTCCTACAGTTTTCTCAACCCATCCAGCACCATTAACATTAGTTTCTATTACTGGTTCTTCTGCTATTGGATAAGTTGAAAAGAATTCTCTTGTCTTACCATCTGGTTTAGGTGTCATTGGTTTTTCAGATTGATATATAGTCCTTTTCTTTTTACCTTTAGCATATTGAGTATTACGGTAATTATCAGCACTTAATGTTTTAGTTAAACTTAATTCATCAGTTAATGCAGTTGTACTAGTTGTAGAATTAATTAAAGTAAAACTTAGTGATTTATAAATATCTACATTCCATTGAAAATTACCAAAATTCTTTAATTGATTCATTACATTATCGCCATTTTCATAATTAAATGTAATAAGTTTAATAATTGTGCTTACTGTATTAGTTCCTTCTGTTATACCATAAGCACTAAAGTAAGTAGTTATTAAACTACTTACTATTTGTGCAATAGTTTTATCTTCATATGATCTAATGACTAATGGTCTTTCAAGTAAAGCTGTGAAATCTTCTGCTTTAACTGAATAAACCGCTCTATTTGGACTCACTTTAGTTATATCAACTGTTTTTATTACTCCACCCCATATATAAGTATCTTCATCATAAAAATTAATCTCTTTTAATGGTTCTATTGTTGCACCATTAGCATCTTCTATGGTAAAACTAAATGTATCTTTACCATTTATTTTTTGATCTAGTGTCCATGATTTACCTATTTGTACTTCTGTTCCAACACCAGCAGCACCATCTATATATAAATGTCTTAATCCCAATTAAAACACCTCCTACTCTGTTTGTGATCTTATTCCATATGATCTGAACTTAGATACTAACATTCTTCCTAATTGATCTACGTCCATATGTGAAGCATCTATTTTAAACATTACATTAGTTGGTGCTGGTGTTACTGCATTTGGTATTCTAGCATTTATATTAGTTTCTATACCTGTCATTGTTGATCTTTGTAATGCACCAGCTAAATTACTTCCAGCTTTAGCAAATCTAGATACACCATCTTCTAATCCACCTACCATCATATTAATTAAATTAGGAATCCATTTGTCCGCTGTTTTTCCCGGTCCTTCTTTTGTTGGTGATGAAAATCCTATTAAATTTTTAGCTGCTTGTGCTAATTCACCTACTTTAGCTCTAAATGCTGCTATTTTACTTGTTACACCTCTTATTAAATTACCTACTAAGTTAGCACCAGCACTAAACATTCTACTGGCAGCACCTTTTATGGCACTAACAGCACCACTAACAGCACTACTAAATTTACTTCGTAATGTGTTAACTTTAGATGTTATTGAACTTACAACACTACTAACAGTTGATCTCATAGAATTAAAAGCACTAGATAAAGCCGATCTTGCCGAATTAACAGCACCTCTTATAGTAGACCTAGCTGAATTAAATCCAGAACTCACAGTTGATCTTATTGAATTAATTACACCACTTACGATTGATCTAGCTGCATTAAATCCACTTGATATAACTGATTTAATAGCATTAACTACACTACTTATAATTGATCTAGCTGCATTAAATCCACTTGATACTACTGATTTAATAGCATTAACTACACTTGTTACAATAGTTTTAGCTGCATTGAATCCAGTTGTTATAACTGTTTTAATAACATTAATTACAGTTGTTATAACTGCTTTCATTGCATTAAATACATTACTAGCATTATTTTTCATAGCATTAAATAATGTAGTAACAATGTTAACAAAACCTTGTACAATTCCAGTTACAAAACTTACAAGATTATTAAACCATTCTATAATGGCATTTACCATATCTGGTACTATTGAACCACCAACTATTGTTTCATATAATCCAGTAAATAAAGCTACAATACCATTAACAAGACCACCAATTAAATCAATAATTGTTTGAATAGCATTACCCAATACACCTTTTATATTTTCCCATAAATTAGTCCAATCTGATTCTAATGCATCAAAATTACCAGTTATGAAATCCCATAGTATACCAAATGCACTAGTAATTACGCCAACAGCATTGACTAACATTGCAATAAAATTATCAAGAGCATTAATAATACCTGTTAAAACGGCAGCAATAGCACCAATAGCAGTAATAACGGCTGCAATTGCAGCACCTATAAGATTAAAAACTGGGTCAAGTGTTGCACCTAATTGTTGAAATGATTGCATAATAGTATTTATATCAAAATTTTTAAATGCTGCCACCAATTCATTAAATACAGGTGTTAACAATTTAATAGCATCATTCGCAAGACTAATAAGAGCACCTTTAACTCTAGTTGTAAATAACCAAAAATCTATAAGTTTTGAAGCAATAGCGTCAATTTTACCATGTAAATCTTTAGGTATCATGTTTTTCATAGCTTCTTTAAATGTATCTACATCCCCAGATGTTAAAGCTTGGAAAAACCCTATAACTGCATTTTTAATATCTTCTATATGTTTTTGAATAAATCCAACTGCTTGTTGTACTCCACTTACTATAGTTTTGAACGCATTTCCAATTTTTGATCTTATTTCATCACTACTAATTACTAATGTAACAAAAGATGCTATTAATGCACCTATTATACCTATTAAAGCTAATACAGGTAAACTTATAGATGATATAACACCGCCTATTATTCCTAAACTAGCTATAGTACCACCTATACCAGTAATTAATAAACCAAAAATCGTAACCAATGGTCCAATTGCCGCTACTGCTAATCCAACAGCTAAAATAATATTTTGTATATTTGGATTCAAATTTAAAAATTTATTTGCTAAATCTTTTAAAATATTTGTAACATATCTAATAATAGGTGTAAATTTATCACCTATCATTATCCCTATTCCTTCTAATACACTTTTTAATCTTGTTATTTCACCAGCTACATTATTTTGCATAGTTTTAGCCATTTTATTTAATGAACCATCAGCATTATAAAGTTCTTTTGTGAATGATGTTAATTGACCTTTTGCACCTTCTAATAATGCAGTAAGTTCTTTAGTTCTTCGTTTACCACCTAACATCTGTAAGTATGTTAATCTTTGTTCATCTGTCATAGTACTAAATTTTGCATTAATATCCTGTAATATTGCTGTAAAACCTCTAAAATTACCTTGACTATCATAAGCCTCTATATTTAATGCCTTCATAGCTTTACCAGAATCACCAGTTTTAACAGTTAAATTATTTAAAACAGCTATTAAAGCATTAGCAGCTTTTGTACCTGTGAATCCTCGTTTAGCTAATGTAGCTATTAATGCACCAGCCTCTTCTAGTGGAGTATTGAAAGTATGAAATACACCACCAGCAATCTGCATGGCTTCTAAAAATTGTCTTAATGTTTGTTCACTACTTGATGATGATTTTGCAGCTATATCTAAATAACGTGATATATCATTTACACCAATACCTAAAGCACCCATAGATTTAGTTACTAAGTTAGATGTTAATCCTAAATCCATCATACCAGCCTCACTGGCTCTTAATATGGGTTCTATTCCTTTTTGAATTTTACCAACATCCCATCCAGCTTTTGCCATATGTTCCATTGCTTCTGCTGCTTCTGTTGATGTTTTAGTTGTATTTATACCCATTTTTAACGCTAATTTTCTTAATGTTTCTATCTCAGCACCTGTCGAATTAGAAGCAGCTTGCACTCTAGACATCTGTTGTTCAAATGTTACCGCAAGTTTAATTGATTGTGCAATAACTCCTAAAATTGGTTTAGTTAATGAATTTGTTAAAATTTTTCCAACATTACTAACACTTGCACCAAATTTTTGTATTCTACTTCCAAGGTTAGTCATAGTACTTGCTGCTTGATTACCACCATTAACTCGTAAGTTTAATATTAAATCACCTATAGTAGCCATTGAATCACCTCACTTCCTATTAATAAAGCCGATTTATAAAAAATTATAAATCGGCTTACTACTTGTTACAAAGTTAAATTACATAGTTGTTTGTTTACCTAGTTTCTTTTGAGAATCTATTATATCCTCAATCGGTACTGCTCCATCTGTATCTAATCCATTAGTTTTCCATTTGCCACCATGAAGACGTACTTCATTTTTTAATTCATCTTCTTTTCGATCTCTTATCTTTTCAATAAACATAAACATTTGTTCTCTTGTCAATTTACGTACATCTGAAATTGACATATTATATTCACTCATTAATTCATCAAAAACATTACCCCAGCCTACATTTCTTTGATTTATTTCAATCCTTGAGCTAGGGTCATTAAGTTTTTTAGGTAACTATAGTTTACCTCAAATGCCTTTATTACAACTGTTATAACATCATTTTTAACAGCTTTTACTTCACGAATATAATCCACTGTTATCTTACCATTAGTAGCTAATCCAGCTATTTTAACTAAATCATTTCTAAGTATTGATACTAATACTTCAATTAAAGCATCTATACCAGTTTTCATAATATCGCTACCAGTTAAAAAACCAAATCGTTTAGATAGTTCTACTATAGCATCTTCAAAATCATTTGA